GTTGTTATCAACAGATTGAGTTTGCATATCGGTCTGCTGTTGGTAGTAAGCATTCCGTTGCTCGATCAATTCTGTCGGGGTCTTGCAGAGAATCAGTCCACCAATAACTACGTTGTCTTTGAACTTTTCGTTTACGTCAGTTCCGTGCAACATCAGTTCTGGGTGGTCAGACGCCCTAACGGGTTCCCATCCCTCGCGAAGCTTGGCAGACAAGTTGGTCGGATCAGCTTGGTTCAGGGTTGAAAGGCGAATCCAACGAAACGCATATCCGTCCTGCGGTGCAGGGGTAGGCAAAAGAGTAGGCGGCGCCCAGCTCTTTACACGCTCTGTGGTTTCACGTTTTTCAATCTCACGACTATTTCTGTTCTCAGCCATTTTGTTTCCTCGCTTCTTCTGCAACCTTTTTGGCATAGAGTTCCAAAGGAACACCAAGCCGCTTGGCGATGTTAACCTGCGTTTGAGTTAGTACGATCTTTTTAGAGGCCGTACTGCGGGTCGCAGGCGCAACCACGCTAGCTTTAGCACGACTCGGCTTTTCAGCTCTGTCGGAATCGTCCGGAGAATCAAAGGCATCCGGAAAGACTTGTCGCATACGAGAGTCAATGCGCTCGTAGTACTCATCACTTTGGGGGTTTACCCCCGATCTGACCAGTTTTTGGTGCAATCCAAGCGCGAAGCTGGTCATTTCCTCATCCTTACCAAACCACCGATTGTTGTCTTGCCAGGCAAGTGCTTTGGTGTCAGGAGGAGGTGCTTGAACGAATGGTTTGGTTTCTACTCCCTTTTCTTCCTCTTGTAAAGGGGTAGGTTTAAATGACGCAATCCGGTCGGCTTTCAGCTTTGCCGCAGTCAGGGCGTCTTGAGCCTCGACTAAAGCATCAGCGTCCCCGGCGTCATAGGCTTCTTTGAATTTCTTTTTAGCCTTTTCTAGCTCTAACTCGGTGGCCGCCTTGGCCTGATTGATTAGAGCTTCTTGGCCACGGTTCAAAGAACCTTTGAGTTTTTTGTTTTCCTCAATAATGGCCTGGGCGATCCGGAGAGCTTCCTCCTTTTCCCGCATGGCGGCTTCTGCCCGGCGGCGTTCGTCGTGATAGCCCTTGGTGAATTTCTCAATCCGCTTACGAACATGCTCAGAATACTGAGACAGCTCGTCCTCGGTTGGGTCTTCGGGGGCAGAATCTAGCGGTTTTCGACCCCGGTCTTCCTCCGGAGTATCGTCTACCACCTCAATTTCTTCCTCAGACTTAGCTTCTTTTTCTAGCGGAAGCTCCTTCTGGGGGGATTCTTTAGCCTCCCGAGCCTCCTTTTCGTCTGGAAATTCGTACTCTACTTTTTCAATTTCAGCCATTTTTCACTCCTTAAGCACGGGAAATACCCCGGGGATCTTCAACCACGGCCTCGACGGAATCGTCGTTTATCAGCCTAAACTCCCGGCCATGAATCTTTAGCCGAGTACCAGTGTTAGCCCGCACCAGAATAAAGTCGCCCTTCTTGCACCACGGGCCGTTGGGGAAGCGATCTTTGTCTTTGTAGCAGTCTGGACCGAGTTCAACTACGAAAAGGACATTGGTAAGTAGCTCTTCATACCGAATAATCTGATCGGCTTTTAAAATGCCACTTTCGTACTTTTCCTCGATTTCAGGGATACAGACCAGAATCTTGTATCCCTGCGGTTTAGGCAGCTGTCTTGCTTTTTCCTCGGGAGTCTCGGGCAGAACCGTTGCCTCCTCCGGATTATCAGGGTTTACCCCTATTAACAATTCACTCATCAGAGTTCTCCAAATTGCGCACGAGGTCTTGTATTAACTGCTTTGCGGCGAGTAGCCCTCGGATCCTGCCGCAACTTTCTCGGTACTCGGCGTAGTCTTTCGGCTGGCCGCTACCTAGAAATTCTTGTGTTTGTGCAATTTGGTCGTCTAACTGAGAGGAAATTACTTCTAGCACTCTCGTTTCCATTGATTAGCCTTTCGGTTTGAGTGTTTCTTTCAGTATTGCGGTTTGTGCTTTCTTGTCTTCGCCGCGTTCTTTTGCGGCCAGTCTCATAGCCTCGCGTTTGTTCTCGGCCATAATCCGCTCGCGCTCGATCTCTTGCTGTTGAGCCTTGAGCTGCAGATCGGCTTGATCCTTCTGGGCCTGCATCTGAAGTTTCTGAGCCTGAAGTTGGAGTTCCTGTTGCTGCATCTGGATAACAGGATCTTGTGCCTGAGCCTGAGCTTGTTGTTGGGCTGCTTCTGCCTGGTTCTTCTGGAGAAGCTGGGCCGAAGCTTGGGCCACGAGCTGAGACAGATTGACTTCAACATCCTCTGGCAGAGGTTTGTCCGGAGGCGGTAGCGGAACGCCAAGCGTCATCTCAATATCGCGGCGATACTTGAAGCCAAGGTGTTCTGCGATGTGGGCCATGAGTGAAGCCTGGATCTGTTGAGCCATCGGGTTCTGGCCAATCGCTCCCATGATCTTGGGATCCTGCATCATCGTCTGGTGAACCGCGATGTGTGCGTCGTGATCCTGGTAGATGAATGCCTTGAGAGGTTTGCCCTTCAGAGCATTCATGTTTTCTGAGACCGGATCTACAGGCTTTTGATCGTCGATGGTCGGTACGAGCTTGGCTGCATCTTTAATGCCAAGGACGTCAAGCATCTGGCGGTGTAAAGCAGGAAGATCATAAATCTGAGGCGCGGATTGAGCCAGTTGAATAACCGCCTGATACTGAACAACTCTTTGCGCCATAGTGGCGGCGTTTGGATCAGAGACTGGGATGACTTCAACAAGGTCGTAATCACTTTTCTTTGCGCGGGGCGGTGCGTTCTGCGGTTCGTAAGCATAAGCGTCCTCCGTATAGTCGCGAATGATGTTTTTTAGGAGCTTGAACTCCTGTTTCATCGCGTGGTGGACCCTCGCCTGCACGGCACTCATGGTCTTTAGCTGACGCTCAAGTAAAGCTAGCGTTGTTCCAACCGGAGCTTGTGCGCTCATGTCAGACACTTTCATGTCTGCAACTGAGGCAAGCCGGCGGGCTTCGTCGTTTACTTGATTAAGTAGTGCAAGAAGGGTTTGACTCGGCTCTTTATAGGGCAGAGTCATAATGTTGTCTTTAATTGCTCCGCCCGGAATGTCTACATCTCTAAATTCACCCGGAGCAATCGGTGTGTCGTCTCCCTTTACACGGAGTCCCCGGGCTTTAAGCCCTCCTGGAAGGTTAGCCAAGGATCCTGCGTCAATAAGTTGACGTATAAGCGTCGTGCCTCCGCGAGCATACCCACCGATAATATGAATGAGGCCAAGGTTGTAAAAGCCAAAGCCGGGAATATAGCCATAGTGGACAAAATGGGTCCGCTTAAGCTTAAGGGGGTCATTGGGATTCCAGTTTCTACGAATGGCGAGGACGGTTGAAGTCCCTTTATCAATCGTAACGATGTACGGGAGTGCGATTCCATCTTTATCCTCGTATCCTGGCAGGTCAAGATCAGCTTGAATCTCAAGCAATGTGTACCTGTCATCTGAAGTTAGCGTAAAGCCTGCCTCTTCCGCCTTCTTCCTTTCAATGTCGGTCTGAATAAAGACCGGATCTCCTAGATCTACGTCGCGGTAAAAGCCAGCGACTTGTAAACGCTTTAATTCGTTGCGCGTTTTACGCATTACGTGAGTAACACGTGGCGCTGTTTCAAGATTAGATGCGCCGTAAGGAACGATCACATCTTCTGCGGTTACAAATATCGCAACCTGACGTCCGAGACTCGGATCGTAATAAACCTTTTTAAATGCTGACCCCTGAAGACCTAGGGAGTAAAGAAGTCTTTCATGTTCTGGGCGGTATTCAACCATTACTTCAGTCAGCTGGTAATTCATATCCTGCTGAACTCGCTCTGATGCCTCTTCTTTAAACTTGTTAGGCTGACCTATGATCTTCGTCTTGACCGGTCCCTTGGCCGGGAAGGTCTCCATGATCGTCTCGGACTGGAACCTAATGGCTGCCTCAGAAAGCAGGGTGGAAAAAATCCCGCAGGCTCCGTTCCAGGGTTCGGTTCGTTCTTCGTATTTGATTCCAAGGACTTCGAGTCCTTTGACAAGCATGTCTGCCCAGTCTTTTCGGGAGTTTTCGTCATTCTCTACATCTGATGTAAGTTCAGATCCGAACTGGGTTAGCTCGGACTCACTCATAAATTCGGCTAAGTTGGCATCAAAGTCCGTCTCGTCGATCTCTTGGGGTTCTATCTCTACTTCCATGCCATCCATTTTTATAGACATGGATTCTGGATCTACAACCTCAATCTCGATAGCCTCGGTTGGTTCCTCTTCAATCCCGGCTGGGGCTTGGTATAGGGCTTTTTCAATCGCCATGTTTAGTCCTTAGTAATAAGCAGCCCGGCGCTGCTTGAAGTATTGAATGTCGTCCTCTTCGTCAAGAGTAGTGCGCACATAACCACCTTGCCTAAATCGCATTAAGGCAAGGGAGACCGAGTCCACATAGTCATCATGGTCCCCATTAGGGAAACTTGCAACTTCTTCCACCACTTCCTCGGCCCAGTTAGTGTTTGGAACCCATATCCGGCTTGAAGCAAATAGATCAGATACAGCATTTAATCGCGTGATCTTATCGTTGCCTTTGGTTGGGGTAAACTCCTGCACGGGAACGCCCATAGATCTAAGCTCATAGATGAGGGGAGCGCCAGAGGCCTTCTTTTCTATGATGAGTCCGTCGGGGTTCCATTCCTTGTACTGTTCTAACACCCGTTTTTTCAATTCCGGGAACTCAAGCCGGTCCCGAAAGGCGTTTAACAGTATTAAATTTGCCTGTTCTTTGCCCGTATCGTCCGGGTGGTAGAAGACTCCCCAGGTAGTACAGGCCGAATAGTCGGCGCGGGTGTTCTTTTCAAACGCTGTATCCCAGGCTTGGATGATCATATCGACCGGAGGCGGGGAATCGTTCTCCCAAATCTGCCACCACTCCCGTTTTACGATGGCTGAACCCTCTGAGGTAGGGTCTTGTTGGTACTGAGCCTGCCATTTTGGGTGCGGAAGCTCCTCTTTTAGGGCCGATAACTCACCTAAACTCCAAAATTCAGGCCAAAGTGGCTTTCCAGAGGGCAAAATTGCTGGAAATTCAATGACTTCCCACTCATCTCCGCCCCGCTGAGCGCTGGCTTTAAGGACTTGGCCCGTTAAATCGCGCTTTCCCCACCGGGTCATCACGATAACAATGGATCCTCCCGGCTGAAGACGCTGCCGAGGTCCAGAGGAGTACCACTCGTAGACCTTATCAAAGACCCCCGGGTCTCCGGCGGCTAGGGCTGCTTCTTGTTCTGAGTGCGGGTCGTCAATAATAAGGAGGTCAGCTCCCTTACCAGTGACGGTACCGCCAACGCCAATAGCAAAATACTCACCATTAGCATTAGTAGACCACCGCCCAGCAGCCTTAGAGTCGTGTCGCAGGGATACGTTCGGAAATACTTTTGCATAAGTCTCCCCATCTACTAAGTTACGGACCTTCCGGCCAAAGCCTACCGCTAGTTCGGCCGTATTAGAGGTCTGGATAATCTTCTTCCCAGGATACTTCCCCAGGAACCAGGCCGGCAATAAGTAGGAGGCAAACTCCGACTTCGTGTGCCGGGGTGGCATATTGATAATAAGTCTCTTTAGCTTTCCGGCAGCTATGTCCTCAAACTTCTTAGCCATCACCGCATGATGGCGGCCGTGTATAAAGCCGGGCCACATAGACTTAACAAAACTCATAAAAGAGTTCTGAGACTTCTCCCTAGCTAAGGCGTCCTGGTACTGCTGCGCCATCAGGAGGATCTCGTCCCTCTGCGCATCCGGCAGATTGGAGATAAAGTCCAAAACCTTACTCAATCTTATGAACCCTCATATAAGACGGACGCACTGTTCTGGCTCGGCCGGGGATTCCTTTACACACCCCCAGGCGGATCAGCATATTAATTTTCCTAGATACATTCCCCCTACCTCTCTCACCAGTGATAAACATAATCTCGTCTATAGACGGGGCATAGCCATACTTCTTCCACCACTCATCTATCACCATGTAGGTCTGCTTTAAGGCCGGAGTCATTTTAAGAACTTTTGTACCCATCTCGTAAATTTATATATATACCCCCCACCCCTCTCTGAATCCAAAACTGTAGGGGGGTGATTGCAGTAATTAACTCCCCCAGATAACTCGCCATTTTTAACTAGCCCCCACCCCATGTTATCAAATTTGATAGCTTTTTCTGTTAAGTTAGTGAGTACTTAAGTTATAAGTCTTTGATTTCATTGAGAAAGTACACCTTAACAGCTGTTAAGGTGTGATGTATGGGACAGGTTTGGGACATAGTTGAATGAGTGGATTAGTATGCGTAGTTAACTCCGGCACCGTCAAACTGTCTCGGGGGGGTGCGGGTGCGGTGGGGTCTCGGCTGGCGCGTTTTCAGTGGCGTCGGGGGCGGGAAGCGCGGACAGCTCAGCCAGTAAAGACTCGGCGTCTATCGTGTTTGCGTCTTGCGCGTCAGCCTTGGCTACGGCCCGAAGCGATTCCAGAAGCCGCTCCTTGATGTCCACAGATGCGGAAATTTTCAGCACCTCCCGCCGCTCAGTAAAGGCCGCGACCTCGGTAACCTTGCCCAATAGCTCGAGGGCTTTGATCTGCTGGGCGTCCTTAACGCTGGGGTCGGTTGCCTTCTTTGTTAACTCGCTTATGACTAAGGCTCTTAGCTGGGCAGGGGTTCGTAATCGCTCCAGCTCAAACGCCCGCTCGAAGGCCTCCTTCAGCGATATGATCGCGGCATCCTTAGCGAGTGCCTGCCCTCGGCGGCTTGCAGACTGGGGCTTGGCCTTCGTCTCCCTGCTCTTCCGATACGCCCCAGCCTTGCTCTCTCCGAGTGCGAGCTGGCGGGCGAATTCAATATCCTTGCGGCTTAGCTTCTTTTCCTTCGTTGCTGTCGCGCCCACTAAAAGCACCTCTACGGGAACCTGATCCAGCCCTTCCCTGATCTGCTCTCTAGTCAATTTTCCCATGGGTATATTTTCGGAATCGGCTATCAATTGGGCGGAGTGTATAGCTTCCCTTTATTGAGCGCAAGCCGGACTGTTTCGCTCCGCTCTTTTCCCCCGCGCTGTCGATTGATTCGGGCTATCAATTTCTGATTTCGATTAGAAAATAAAATGGCACCATTCGGTTGATAGTCAACCAAAGCATGAGATGATTCGTTTTATCAGTAACCGCCCCGGACGGTTTCCGGGATACCGCTAGGAGATTTTATGACCAAACACATCAACCTTGATGATTTATTCGAAGAGTGCCTTCAGGATACCCGCGAAGCTCTCCGCAGAGGGGAGATCAGCGATTACAAGGCGAACATTGATCGGCTGGAGATATTCCTTCAGAGCAACCCCGGCGACCCTTATACGCTCGCTTGGTCTGCTGATGGATACATGACCCCCGCTGAGAATTTCATTGACTAACCCGCCGCCGGGACGGATTCCCGGCCTCACCGCTAGGAGATCAAAACCATGAATTATCTAATCACCCACAGCAAAGGCCCTCAGGGTTGGTCAGAGGCCCGAATTGCACCCGTAACGAGTAAACGCCTCAGCCCTTTTGAGCGAGAGTGGCTCGATTGGATGCTCGCCAACGGTTCGACCGTAGTCACCATAGGCGACACCATGCTGGAGATCAAAACGCCTCAGGAAGTGAACGACTAACTAACCGCCGGGGGTTCGCCCCCGGTTTTTCTCACCGCTAGGAGATAACACCATGTCAACATTTATCGAATTTGAAGGCGGCCTTGTAATCGAGACCGACAACCCGGAATTCCACCCCGAGGGGAAAAGACTCACCCGGAAAGCGGGTCAGCAAAAACGCCGGGAATACTGCCGCGCTCAATTGCTAAAGATTCTCAAACCCGGCGACACCGTTTACACCGTCCTGCGCCATGTATCCGCCTCAGGTATGAGCCGCCGCATTGACCTTTACACGATCAAAGACGGACGGATGCAGTATCTGTCTGGGTATGCCGCCGGACTGATGGATAGAAAACTATCCGATAAGCCGGGAATCGTGGTCGGCGGGTGCGGTATGGATATGGGGTTCCACCTTGTTTACTGCCTGTCTTATTCCCTTTTCAAAGACTCCCCGCCGGAGGGCCACAGAGACGGAGGCTATGCCCTCCGCCATGAATGGATCTGAAGCCCTCGACCTGCTGGGCCTTCCTCGGAGGGCTTAGCGGGGCGCGGACTTCGCGCTTAACCGCTAGGAGGAAACATGAACAAAGTGAAGGTTTTTGACAAGGGTTCCGCAAGTATTGAGCGGCTATTTCCCTCGGGGATGTATCTCGTCCAATGCTACACGGGCCACGAGCTGCACGACAAAATCCGCTGCGACACATACCGCGCCGCTCTGGATTATTTCCGGGCATTTTGCCGGATTGCTAAAAATGGGGGTGCGCGATGATTTACCAATACAAGCCACAACCGAACGATCCGCAGGCTCAGACGCTCCCCTATGGTCTGCGCTTGAAGGTCATCCCGGGAACCCGCGAGGGCTACCCGCAAAGCACCGTGCAGGTGAAGGATACCGCCGGGAATCCCCTCGGCCGGGTGCTGTTTTCATCGCTGGAGGTGCTGAGATGAACGAATGGCACATTGAAAAAAGCACCGGGTGGGAGATTGGATTCCGCGCAATTGTGGATTCTGAAGGGGTAACAGTGTGCAACCCCTCCCCAATGGGTGAGGCAAACGCCCGGCTTATTGCCGCCGCGCCTGATCTGCTGGCCGCGCTGTATCTTGCCCTCCCATTTGTCGAGGATCACGAGGGAGAAGAAATCTACAAGCCAGGAACTGTAAAAAAGGCCATCGCCACTATTCGCGCCGCGATTGCCCGGGCAGAAGGTGAGGCCGTATGAACCGCCGAGACCTTGAGGAAATGCGCCGCCGATTGGCAGAGAGACAAGCCGCAGAGGCCGCTGACCATCCTGCGATGCTGATCGTGGGAGCGGTCGCGTTTATTTTTTTAATCGTAGTCATGAGTGCAATTTGACGGAGAGAAAAATGGAAATTTTAGAAATTACGGTTTACTCATTCGACGAGCTGGAGGACAAGGCCAAAGAGAAAGCCCGGGAATGGTGGCGAAGAGACCTCGATTATCCGTGGTTCGATGAGGCCATCGGCTCGATCCGGGCCTTCGTTCGACACTTCGGGGCCGAGGTTACGGATTGGTCACTAGGGTCAGGATCGGGCAGAGACTATATCAAAACTGATATAACCCCGGCGCATTTCCGAGGCGTAAAGCTCAAGGACATCCACCGCGACTATATGCCCACGGGCTACGCCTTAGACGCCGATTTGTGGGGCGAATTCTATCGAGTGTTCGAGAAAACCGGGGACTCGAAGTATGCCTTCGATCAAGCCCTCGAAGAGGCCATTCTCGGGATACAGAGAGATATCGACTATCAGTATTCGGACGAGTGTGTAGATGAGACCCTGCGAATCAATCAATACCGATTCACCGCAGACGGAAAAGTTTTTTAACTGCTAGGAGAAAACCATGACTGCTAAAGAATTGTATGAATTATTGGCTCAAGCCGGAATTGATTTTGAAGTCGTTGAAATTTTTGAAGGGGCTAGATGGCTCCGCTTTGAGGTCGAAGAGGAGGAGCTATGCGAGTGATTATCTCCGCTGAGGACATGATAACCGCCTTCGAGATCGTGAGGCTGACCCTTGAAAATAGGGCGTCTTACGACTCGATAGCGAGACAAATGGATATATCGGACGAAGAGCTATCCCGCATTTATCACAAGATCATGGGATTTTTAGACAACGATTTGAGGCAAGCATGAAATCACAATATCCAATTATCCGCGAAGGACAAGGTAGTCGGTATCAATTAAAAGCATTGAAATTTAACAACCTTACCGTTTTGCGAGAAACGAAAGATAGAGCGTGCCGCCAAGTGGTATGGGAGTGCAAATGCGATTGTGGTAATAAAACATTGGCGACCTCAAAAGACTTGGTTTCCGGACACAAAAAGTCTTGCGGTTGTTTGAGGATTAGAACGTCCCAGTTAATCGGAAAAGTTTTTGGTTACTTAACTGTTACTGGGTTAAGCAAAAAACGGGGACCCCGAGGTGAACGATATTGGAATTGTTTATGTGAATGCGGGACACGTCACGCAGTTAAAACTTCGTTGCTAAACAACGGCGCAGTCAAGTCATGCGGATGCAAACGTAAAGATGCTACGAGCGGTGAAAATCATTTTCGAGTCAAAAACATACTTGAAAAATATGGCGAACGTATTTCTGTTGACGACCCGTGGTATAAAATGGCAAGCAGAGCAATTTCTAGAGCAAAACGATTTGGTTTGCCGCTTGGTTTTGAATCTCGTGCCGAGCTGGGAATTTATCTTAGAAAGATTGCTCCGGAAAAATGCCCGATGCTTGGACGCACATTAGTTTTTGGCAAGGGTGGCGCCCATAAATACAGCCCCAGTCTTGACAAAATAATACCGTCCAAAGGCTATGTTCGTGGAAATATCCAGGTCATTAGTAACAAGGCCAACACCATGAAACAAGACGCAACACTCCAGGAATTTAAAAAGCTTTGCGAGTGGGGAGTTAAAAACCTATGAATTTGCGTGACGGAAACGGGAAGGTTCCTGTGTATATGGGGGGGGACTCCCCCTATATCCTGGTGGACTTCCCAGACAGAGAGACATTCTTTCAGCTCTTCAAACGAACGCACCACCCCGGGAGCAAGGATAAATTCTGGGAGGTTCTGACAAAGAGAGCGGCCGGGGCTACACTCTCCCAAGCAGGTGAGCCATACATGACCAAGGAGGGAGTCCGGCGTATCGAAGCCCGCTTCCTCCGTCTGGTCAGAGAGGCTTACCAAGCAAAACTTTTTTCAGAGAGATAGCCGCTTGGAAAAGACCGTGCCTGAGGTGGTAGTCGTTGAAATCCTCCCCGACTGTTGGGGAGATCCAATACGGCTTGCCTGTGTTCCTCGCGGCCTTTTCGCCCACTCCATTGGGGTCGTTGTCGGCGACCACAAAGAAGTCCGTGAGGCCCCGCGCTACTTCCTCCATGTTCGATGCCGAGAAACATACACGAATCGCATACGGGAGCTTTACAGCGTTCATGGCGGCCTTGATGCTGAGCGCAGTGGCGTAACCCTCGCAGAGCAGTGTGATTCCCTTTGCTCCCATGTTGTAGGTTGCCCCCTTAGTAATCTGTCCGTAGAGGAACTTCTTAGTCCCCTCTTCGTTGATGAGCTGCGCCCCCACAAGATCCCGATTACGGCGCATGGGGATAACTAAAAGCCGCACGGGTTCCAATCTCTTGGGGTCGTGAATCGTCCAGACTTTGCTGGCCTCTTCCGGGAATCCCTTGCGGTCCAGGTATGGGTGAGGCGCGTTGAGGCATTCGTCTAGGATCTTCTGCGCTTTGACTGCCGCCCGGTCTGCGTCCTTCTGTCTCTGCTGATCGACCTCGACCCTCTGCTTGCGTAGCTCCGGGGTGAAATGGAATTGCTTATCCGCCTTCCAGAGGGCGACCTTCTGCATCGTGGCCCAGTTTTGTACGAAGCCGTGGTCTCCCATGAATTTATAGCGGCCGTTCTTTTTCCTCGGGTGATCCACCGTGGGAGTAGCGACCCACCGAAACGGAATCACATTGTCGATAATCAGCCCGTGATCGCGGGCGAAGTCCTCGAACCTCATGCTCTTACCCCCTTGATTCTTCTAGCCCAAGCGATGTTCCTGCTCTTAACCCAGTTAACCGTCTTCAATGTCGGCGGGATGCCGATCTCTGTCATGTTCTTCGGCCAAACTCCGAACTTCTCTTTGAACTTGTTGCTCGCCCATCCCTTTTTGTAATTCTTTTCATTGGCGATATAGACCAGCTCCGAGTAGAAAGTCTGCTTCTCATCTCTGAGATGTTTCGTGGTGCCGAATAGCTCGTGCATCTCCCCGGCCACCGAGTCCACATGATTGCGCTTGCGTCTGACATAGCCGCAGTTGGTACAGATGTCTGATCTACTGGGCCACAGATGGCCGCAGGCTGGACACTTGGATTCTTTCTTAACCTTCTCTGTCGGCTCCCGCTTTGCCCGCTCGCCCTCGTTGCTCAGCTCCTTGACTCCAGACTCAAAGATGTTGTCCCAGTCTTCACGGAACCGCAGGTAATTGCCCGAGTGATCCAGCCAGAGGGCAAAGTCTTTTCCCTCGCAGCCCCGCATGACCCGGCCCATCTGCTGAACGTGCGAAGAGATTGACTTTGAGAATGGCCTTGCTGATACGCCTATCTTTACATCGGGAACATCGAAGCCCCGGGTCAAGATGTCAGTAGCAATCAGTCCGTGGATCTGGGTGTCGGGCTTGGCGAAGTCCTCGATGGCCGCCTTCTTGAACTCGTCGTTATCCTTGTAGCTGATCGACACAAAGTTGTATCCCTTCCTGGCGAACTGCTCAACCAGGTCTGCGCCGTGCGCTACGCCTGCACAAAAGACAATCGTCTTTTCCGGCTTACCGAATACCTCGTGAGTCTTTTTCTCCCACTCGTTAACGATGTCTCCGGTGATCTTCATGCCGCGCTCGGTAACCTCATCGGGCGACCACTCGCCGGCCACCTTCTTGGCCCCCTTCATGTCGATCTCTTTGGCGATGAAGACTTTCAGCGGGGTCAGCCACCTCTCATCGACCAGCCACTTTGTTGTGGCGCCATTCACCACATTGGTATAGATCTCCCCGAGTCCTTTGGTAAACGGAGTCGCAGTCAGCCCGATCACCCGGATGCCTGGGTTCTCTTTAATAAAGTCGGATGTCTGCTTGCGCGTGATGTGGCACTCGTCCACGATCATCAGATCAATGTTCGGGAATCCTTTGCGCCGCTCCATCGTCTGAGCTGAGCAGACTTGCAGTCTCTCGGCCAGGTTCCACTTCCAATGATCGGCCTGGAAAACTCCGTGCGGGATAGCGTACTTGGTCAGTCGGTTGCTAGTCTGATCGACCAGCACCAGGCGATCCAGGACAATCGCCGCTCTGTTGTACTTCTCGATGGTGGCCTTCATCAGATAGATCGCCACCTCTGTCTTGCCAAAACCTGTTGGCGCGTATAAGAGCTGCGCCCTGTGTCCCTTCCTGAATCCTTCTCTTAACTTCTCAATCACCTGCATCTGATGGTCTCTCAGATGTAATTCCATTGTCAGCCCCTTTGTTTGCGGTCTTCTCTTTCGATTGCATCCCGCATCATATTTGCGGTGATGCCAAGCTCGTGTGCCATAAACTTTGCTACATCGTAATTCCGTTTATTGCACTCAAGCCCGATATTCATTATCAACATTTTGCAACGAATCAAAAACTCGGAATAATCCTGAGCCAGCTCAACCCGCTTCATTCAACCCCCGCTTTCTTAAGTTTGTTTTGTAGTGTCTTAACTGTCCGCATAAGCTCGGAGTTCCTGTTCTGGAACATGTCCCGACTATCTCTGAGCGATTTGTTTTCCATCTCTAAGATCTTGATTTGATTACGAAGATCGTTGACCGTGTCCTGGATGTCGATCTTCTCGATCTCACTGGCGTCCCACTGGCCGATGGCGATCTTGTCCCTGAGCAGGATGTTCTCTTCGTGGAGCTGGGTGATGGTGTCCGTTAGCTCCGCGATCTTGTCATCGAAGTCTGAGCTGGGTGCCTTCGGGCTTTCTTTAGCACTCTCAACCGCACTGTCTTCCGTACTGTCGGGAGTACTCTTCTCCCGCTTTTTCTTGCTCTTCTCAGTGTTCATCTCGGTGGTGTTGCCGTGACGATCCACATACTTGCTCCGGGTTTTCTTGGTTACCTTGCCGGCCTCTTCCATAGCGTGGCGCACCCTGCCCACGGTCATGCTGGAGACGCCGATATGCTTGGCGATCTGGACGTCCGACCACTTGCTCCATTCCTCATCCAGTAGCATCAGGCCAATGATCTGCCGGATATCTTCTTTGTTCAGCTTCAGGCCGCGCTTGCCGTTGGCCCCGTAGGCGTACAGCTTGGCTTCCCGCTGGGTTCCCTCGTGGACGTCGAACTCTGCCTCCAGCTCGCCGTTGACCTTGCGGGCAAAGTATCTGTGAAACCCGTCGGCCAGCCAGTAGTCCGACCCGTCGTGGAAAACCACCATAGGAGGGAATTTGTCGCCCTCCTTGAGGCTGTCCGAGTACTCCATGACAACGTCTTGGTCCAGGCCAACACGGGCTTGTGTGCCTCCGTCTATGCGGATGGCAGATAGTTCCAGCTTCATCTTCTCTCCTAGCGTTTGTCAGTCTTTTAACTTATGCAGCTTCACACTTCCCTGCTGGACCACATCCGTGTATCCCTTCTCATGCAGGAACTTAAGTATAGTCGTGGCCCTGCTTTCGCTGAGGATAAATCTCTTAGCTATGGCCTTAGATGTAACCGGCTTCTTCAGCCCAAGTAAATACTCCAAAACCCTATCCTCTAGCTCACTCAATATCCTTGGCACCGCTCCTCCTGTCTCTCAACACATGAAACCCACCCTCTCTCATGTGTTGACATGGTGTTGACAATCTCCCCAAGGGGTGGAAGCCGAGGCTCTTACCCTGCCCGGAGGGCCACTCAAGGGGCCAACCCAGCAAACCCAGGGGGCAGCGATTCATTCACCAGGAGTCTTGTCCCACCACTTACCTCCTGGCTACACCAGTCCCTCGCTGACAGGCTGGTACCTAAACGGGGGGTGTAACCGCTAGGTGTCTTTCTTGCGATTCAGCCGATTCAAGCCATCAACTACCGTGTCGCGGACGCACCGGAAAACCACATTCGAATGAGATTCTTGGTCTTAGTGGCTGATATTTGCTGGGACTCTGGGTTGGCTACCAGATAAGACTCCAGCTCCTTCAGACACCATTCCACCTCACATCCGGGGAATTTTTTAGCCAGGTCATGTTGCTCTTGGTTAGTCACGCAGTAGAACCGGCCATTCATTGGCAGGTATTTGCGGGAATAAACAATCGGCATGACTAGGCTCCGATGATTCAGCAGGAACCGCCCACCTACGGGTCAGATCCCAAGCGCCCATAAAAAAACCCTTTAGTGGAGACTTGGGCTTGACAGGCCAGCATCGGGCGGTTACCAAACGATGACTACAAGCCCCCACTAAAGGGTTCTGTTGCTACCTAGTAACCGCCAAACGCCGGGTGTCAACCGACAAGTAGAAGACTATCACAGTCCAGGAAAGTTCCGCAAGATATTTTTTGCCCCCGGCCTAGCTATGTACGCCCGGCGTTATTAGTGATAACCCTAATATACATTAGGTTATTTCTACTTAATTCGTACAAGTATTTTTGTTATAACGAACTTATGACTACCGTTGCAGCCAAATTTTCAACCCTGGAGATCGCCGCCGACAGCATGGTTAGCGGGGAAGACTCCTTTTACATGGTTTCAAAATTGCGGCATGGCAAAAATTCTATCTATGGCGCATGTGGTGACTGGGACAAAGTATTGAAGGCGTTCCAGCTGATCGAAGTGGGCGACAAAGAATGGGAGTCAGACTTAGACGTAACTATTCTTGAGCTGAGATCGGACGGGATATGGATTTACGAATCCACAATCATTCCTGTCAGGCTGAAGAATGATTACTGGGCAGTGGGGACGGGAGCTAACTTTGCTATAGCCGCGATGAGGCTGGGTAACAGTCCAGCTACAGCGGTATCAATAGCGGCGGAGTTTGATCCTTTTACGCATCATCCAATCGAATCATACAAACTAGAGGTCCATGATGGTAAGAAGAGTACCCGAAGAGGAATTCATCCGGGTGTGGCAAAGGTTAGAAAGCCCAACGCTGGTATCTAAAGCTCTTGGAATGTCCCTCAGGGGGGCGCAGAAAAGACGAAAAGAATTAGAAGAAAAAGGAGTTGTACTTAAAACGCTAGACCCAAGGACCAAGCTAGATAAGTTTCCAAGAACCTTTGTACCAGAAGACCGCAGGGTAATTAAGCACGATGTAAAGAACGGTCAAATCTTTGTGGCGTCAGACGCCCACTACTGGCCCAATGAGGAAACGGTAGCTCATAAAGCTTTCGTCAAGCTTATCAGTGAGATGAAGCCACAAACCATCGTGATGAACGGTGACGTATTCGATGGGGCCAGGATCTCCAGGCATGAACCGCTGATGGGGACAAACCCACCCACTGCCAAGCAAGAGATCGAGGCATGCGTTGACCGGCTGCATGAAATCAAAAACGCATCCAAGAACGCACGGACATTCTGGACGTTCGGTAACCATGATGTGCGGCTCCACAGGTATATCGCTATGAATGCCCCGGAGCTGACCGATGCTATGAATCTTTTTGATTACTTCCCAGGATGGCTCACCTGCTGGCGACTGGATATAAACGATCTAATCATCAAGCATCGCTGGCACAACGGCATCCATGCCAACTACAACAACACCCTCAAGTCTGGCCGAAGCATTGTGACCGGGCATCTACACAAGCTCATGGCCACCCCATGGGCGGACTATAACGGCCGGCGCTGGGGCATAGACTCCGGCACCTTGTCAGAACCGGAGAGCGAGAAATTTTCGTACACCGAAATGAATCCGGTACCGTGGGCAAGCGGCTTCGTAGTACTCACCATGATAGATGGCAAGCTAGTCACGCCAGAGTTTTGTGAGGTGCTTGACGGGGTTGCGTACTTCCGAGGCAAGCCGGTATGAGTGCCTGGCTCATCATTGCGGTGGGCCTGGTGTATGCCTATATAGCGGTGGATAACTTCCTGAAGGGCAACATATCTATGGGGATAGTGTTTGCCGGGTATGCGTTTAGCAACTACGGGCTGTACAGATTATCAGTGTGAGGTGGGGCAGGGGTGTGTCAACAACCGAACCCCACGTTGCAGGAATCCTGTTATTCCCTGCCCCAGGAAAAGATAGCACGGAGATAAAAAAACCCCCAGAGTTTTTGGCCCCGGGGGTTTCACCAAGGAGGTGTGTCCATACATCGGCCGCTAGGAGACTTTTGGACTGCCGGTGTGTATGCCGGCAAAATGGTTATAACACTGTGTTAACTAACCCGTCAAGGGGGCGGTAAAGGGGTACCGTGAAGTAGCACTCAGACAGCCAGGAATCCCCCGGCTCGGTGAGGCTGATCTTGACCGGCTGCCCCGTGGTCCGATCCAGGATCATCCAGGCATCTGGGAACCGCTTAAAAAAGAGCTGAGCGGCCCGGTTCTCCACCAGACAAGCGAAGTCCAGGAGTTCATCCCGGGGGACCCCTTGTATCCCTACGGATACAGCCATATCTAGGACTTCGTCTTCGGTCATCTAGCAAATATACCTGTTTATCTTGGCCCGCATCAAGGCGATGCCTATGTGTTCTTATCTTTTAGTTTTGCCTCTGCCCATTTGGCGCCGTTTTCAAAAGTGCTTTCCGATGGCCACAAATCAATCGAATAATCATGTATTTCCTCATCCTTCAGCCCAACCCATTCACGCTCAGGCTTGGCTAGTCGGTCACGCAGGGCTTTGTGTGTTGACCTAAAGTTTTTCCTTCCAACGGTATGGTCATCAGAATAAAACCAGTCAAAAAACTTCAGCGCCCTCTCAATTAGTTCGCGATCTGTCATTTCACCTCCAGGTGTTCGTTATCAAAGAGCCACCCAACAGTCTTCCGATGGGCCATTTCCCAAATGTCTACCCGGTCTTCCTTGCTCATCTTGGAACCCTGGTCTAGATCGAAATGGCACCGATAGCACAGAGCTGCGATCCGGTAGTCATGGGCCTTGATCGAGCGGCCCTTCCCATCCCGTAGCTGGTTGGAATGGGCGGCCACAATGGTGCCATCTTTAGCACCACAAAGTTGGCACGGAGATTCTCGGACTATCTCCAAGAGCTTCTTGTTTCGGTAATTCATTGATCAATCCCCTGACTTCAGACAGCGTTTGCTGGGCCTTGTATAAAGCTTCTAGGCTGGCAATCCGATCATCTTCTAACATCCGTAGCATCTGAGCTGCCTTGATCATCTCAAGACGCTCACCCTCAAACTTCATGTGTTTGGCGTTGGCCTTGAGCCAGGCCGCCAGTCTGTATGCTTCATTCATGTTTAGCCTCCCACCATAGCAAAATTGCGATATAGGCCATCATAGCCAGATAAAACTTAGCCGGCCCCAAGCTACTCCACTCCACTACCAGTACTGTTAAGTTCATCAATCTCCTCCATCTGCTCCTTGGTTAGAACATCTCCGTCGCAGCACTCTGAGACTACATGCCAATTCTCATGGGTGGACATAGCACCCCAGAATTCTGTGCGGCCGTATCCAAAATCCCGCCTGACCTCACGGCAGGGCTTTCTGCACTCGCTACAGATCCCGTCCATCACCGCACCTTTTTGTTTTGTTCGCCCACCCAGAGGCCGGCGCAGACTAGCTCCAGCTGCTCAGACGGGGGGTTGGTTTTAAGTGCGTAGGTCATGCCAAGCTTAAAGCCCTCCCTGTGTGCGTTTTCTATGCGGTTATTAATTAACAACAAAACAACAGCAAATAAAGAAAGTCCAAAAATTATCTTCATACCGGGTTCCTATTGTTTCTGGTTGGACACGGCCAGACCTGAGCGAATGCCTCGCGAACCAAGGTATATCCCTGCTCGTTCCTGCGGGCCGGATTCATTGATAGATACTGGCGGATCATGTCATTGACCTGACCGGCTGTAATTCCGGACTCGGTCTTGGGACAGAAATGCACATGGACATAGGCGTCATAGATTCCCATGACGTAACCAAGGGCCTGCATCCGTTCCATGACTTCCGTAGAAGTTTGTTTTTGAAACAGATCGTTACCTGTCCAAAACTCTGCCCTGGCCATAGCTGGGACGAATAGTAAACACACCAACCATTTTTTCATTTTATCTCCCCGCACTTAAGTTCTTTATCGCACCTCTCCATAGTTCCGTCTTGGGTGTTCATCCTAATCACAACCCCATCCCGGTCTACCGTAAATGCGTACTTGGCGTTGTTAACCTGCGGCATCAGCACTTGGTATCCCAGCAAACAAGTCATTAAAAACGTAAGGGCTACCATTACATTTTCCTTTGACAGTTAAATGCCTGGGTGCCGACCCTGAAAGACCCAGCATACCGGCAGTCCTCCATGATGTCGGTTTGTTTGTACAGCAAACCAAGAAGTAATCCTAGTATCAATGCAATCGCAGCACCGAGAGACTCGGACCACACTGACTTGCACCAAGCTTTAAACTTTTTCCACTCGATTAATGGATGTCCGTTCATAGCTAGTCCTGTGATAGCTCAAAGTTATTAACAACGAACCGGCCATAGGTTGGACGAAAGTCCCCAATCCCAATCAGCCGACCGCTTGTGTCAATCACATCCCGCAGCAGCACCGGGTCAATGTACTCGGGCAGCAGAACCTGGAGACTGAAATCAGCAGTCCACCCCTGCTTCATAGCTGGACGGGTGCGGTTGATACCAGCTCGCTGAATAGTTACGCGACACGTATGTAGGTAGTCCCAGTTATCGACGCCCAGCGTGGACAGGTTGGTCAGCGGTACGATGCCGGCCTTAAAAAGATCCATAGCTGACTTACGTGGGCTGCGCGGGTCTTGCTTAAACTTGGCCGCATGAATGATCGCCTGGCGTAGATACTCGCCGGGTACGCATAGCTCACCATCACTGTTACGCCAGACATAAGACTCAATGTCATCGGTCTTCTTGGCTGCGCTGTTTTTGGATGCCTTGGACTTAGCCTCAACCGCCTCGCAGTTCCAGCGGTGAAACAACATGTCCGATGTTCCCTCAAGTCTTACGTGTACCGCATACGGAAGGCTTGCTTCGATTGCCTGCTTTGCGCCGTTTGTCTTTTCTGACACCACCTTTAAAGCTGTCTTGCCCATTTTTAATTCTCCTTGTTGAGTAAAAAACCACACCACACACTTCCCTACTTGACCGCGACCAGCCTTACCTCAAAGTCTCATTGGAAAAACCGTGCCATGCCGTACCCTGCCTAGCCCAACATTTCCACAACAAGCCCAACCACAGCCTTTCCAATGAAACCTCACCATACCGGGCCGAACCCCGCCTATCCCTACAGCACCTTACCGCTCCAAAGTTTTATTGGAAAAACCAAACCTCACCCAACCTTTACCCACCTGACCGGACCGGACCTTACTTCGGCTCGCCGTGCCTCACCTTACTTAGTTTTTCCAATAAAACCTTGCCACACCAAACACGTGCCATACCATTCCCAGCCCGACCGAACCAGACCAAACCGGGTAAAAATCCATGCCATGCCCCAGCTCACCATGTCCGACCGGACCATGCCGAGACTTAGTCTTGCGTTAACTCTTTTATTCTGTTTTGCAGATGGTTGATATGAGCTGACTGCTGCTCAATCCTTTCTTGATACCTACGCATCTGCATTCCTACCTCTTCAATCTGATGCCCCAGCTTTATTGCAAACTCTCGGAAGTCTGCTGCATTTGATTCTGGATCTGCGCTGGGGGTATGCCCCCGTGCATACATATCCTCTGCAAGCTGAATCATGTCTCGGATCATCTTGTCCTCAGTAGTTCATTTATTTGATCTGACAATATCGCTCCGACATCCCGACCATGAACTGCAACCATCTGAGCTTCTTTGCAGTCGTAAACAACCTTGGCAGCATCTCGGACTCCTTGGTTATATCCCGCAACAAACTGATCAGTGCTTCCGTCTAAAAGCATTGCAATAGCATCCCGCACAAGCGTCGATGCCTTGCGTTCTTTGGCCAGCTCCTTGAGCTTCAAGTGCTGATCCCGTGGCAAGTAAAACGAAAACGGGACTAACTTACGCTCTTCCATGTTTGAAATTCCCTGTTAACTCTCTCCAAAAGCTTTCTTGCTTCTGGATTGGTTTTAAGTTCTGACCGTGATGTGACGTTGCAATACGACCGCAGCCACTCTGTTGCTTCCTTTTCTTCTGCATCAAAGATCTGGTTCTCGCTATGCAAGTACTCCCAGAACTCTTTGTCCCTGCATAACAACCCAGCCAGGCGGACAGCCTTGTCGCCCTCGAACTCGCGGTCCCGATCAAGCGGCATCTCATCAGAGCTGAGCCTGACCATTACCACCTGATACCGGGAGCCAACGAAATCCCGAAGCAGATCCTCGGGAATCTCGTCTGGGTGCATAGACAAGGTCAGCACGTAGCCGGTCTTGTCTTGTTTGAGGGCAACCTTGACCGCCTCAAACTGAAGTGTTTTAACCTCAGAATGGTACGTCACTGTCGTCCTCGGCAGAGTTGTCGTGAGCTGCCTTCTGCTGCTGGTCAGCTCTGGGTTGTGGAATAAACGGTTCCGATACCGATAGCGACATGTAGTCGCGCCCAGCTAAAGATGTTCGGTTCCACGCCGATATGGATAGCTTGACTGGGTTCTCACCCTTGTTAATCTGATCCATCAGCAATTGCTTATCAACAACAATCTCTCCCCGCATATCTGGGTGATTGTCTGAAGACTTCTTGTCGTTGTGCCACAACGATCCTGTGTTTGGCTTCGGTACAAAACTCATGCTGCCTCCTTAAATTTGTTACGGGCTTGGGTAAATTTGTCCATCAGGTCTTTAAAGAACGTAGCGTCTTGAGCTTTAACCTCCTCAAATAGTTGCTTGTTCTTTTTGTAGATCGCCATCACATCCTCTTCGCTGGTTGTAATGCTCAGCATCGAGGTGGCGGCGGTCTCAATGATCTCCATCCAATCAGCTGATCCTGGAGTGCCAGACACAACCATCTGCCAATCACCAGGTCTACCTGCGATAGTTGTCTCAGTCTTGGGTGGCAGCGCGGGCGGAGCTGCAACAGGCTTTGGCACGGGCTTCGGTGCTACAGCCGGAGCAGAGTCCTTGCCAGTCGTTGCATCAAGGGCGTCATGCTCAACGATCTCCAGGGCATTCACATACAGATAGCGGCGCAGATAGGAAATTGACGCACCCAGATTCTGGATGGGGTGACAACCTTTGAGTTCAGCAGCAGCCATCGGAGCCGTGAACAACACGTACTCTTCCGGCTTGTCGGTGTTGTAGACCGTCAAAGTAGCATCGCTAGAGCCAACCCTAAACACACCACAAAGGCCAGTATCACTAAAGATGGTTTGAACAGCCGGTAAAAAATCTTGAAGCTCGAAATATTCATAGCCAGCAAACTTGTTCTTGCCAGACTTGTTGAGCTTCTTTTCCTGAAGCACTAGCCTAGCGGTTTGTAATTTTTGATATACGTTCATTGTTTATAGTCCTAGTTCTTGTCTAGTGGCCCAGCTCAATAACAAGATATGGGCTTAAACGGACCATCGCGGTTGGTGTCCCAACAGCACATACCCTTGGGCGTGTTCTCACATTTGATAACTGCAAACGCAGGGCCAGACAACATCAATGCACAAAGTAACGTAGCGATCTTTTTCATTTCACACTCTCCTGATAGTCACGCCATTGCTGGCAGTAGTTAGAAACTGGGCAGAAGTTTTCACATCGGGTGCGACTGCCCGGACGCACTTCGATCTCGTAAGCTTTTCCTATCTTGGCAAGCACCTCCAAGGCTTCTTGCCGGGTATCGTGGACGGACCTAGCCCGCGCACCGCCCACTTTTTTGACGGCATAGACCGTTGGCCTCTCCCACATTTCCTCGGGGGTGCAGTCCGGAAGATCCCCATCGGTCTCTAGCTCAAACTCGCAATTTGCATGTAAATGGATTCTTGACTTGATAAATTCCTCGGCCTTGGACTTCTCCCAAATTGGGATACCGATCTCTTTGACCGGAGCCTGTGGGTAGTCAGGATTCCGGCCCGCCTCCCTGCGGTTCCAGTCCCGGATGATGGCCACGATGCCCAGGGATCTGACTGGGTTTTTCTTGACCGTCTCTACCAGCCAGGCGTAGATGTTGAGCTGATGCTCCCACTCGATCTTCTCGTTCATCACCGACCAGGCGGATACGGTCTTGTAGTCTCGGACGTCGATACTATCGCCGTTCAATATCTGTAGATCTATGGCGCCGGAAATCTTCCAGCCATCGACCTCGGTATGCAGCCGCTCCTCAACAATGTGATTCTCATCCTGGCCATGCTCCAGAACCTTGTGGACAGCCGAGCCGAAGATCGACCAGACCATATCGGCCACATCCTGCTCCAGCTCGTCTTCAAACTTGCGGGTCAAGGCTACGATCTTGGGGCTATTGATCAGCTGGGTCACGGACAGGTTGGCCTTCCCCTTGCTGTAGGTGGGCCGGTCCAGCACGTTCACAAACGTCTGGGGGATGTTGTGTTTGTTGGTAAGTTTCATATCGCTGTCAGCTTGTCCTGGGTTAGGCCATAGCCTTCGCCGTGGCCAAGGTTTGTGATGTTTTCAAAAGAAAAGAGCTGGTCCTTGGTGGCATAGCCAATGATGTTTCCACCGCTGTCATCGACTATCACCAGGATGTAGATATCGCAGGGATCTTTGGCCTTCTCTAGGGTGGCTAGAAGGCGACCATTGGGGATCCGAGTAGTCTTGACATCTATGCTTTGCTTGGTCCGGCTGATCAAGTCAGCGCCGCCTTTGCGGGGGCCTACCGTCAGATCGGGGCAGACGTTCAGGGCTTTGGCCACACAGTACTCGCCAACCATCCCATCAATGTCAATCGACCACGTATCGTCCTTGCCGACCTGGCGATCCTTGACTGCGTCCATTGCTGATGACCGGCGCATCACGCCGAGCATGCGGCAGATAAACAATTCCTCTGTAGTGAGGTTAATTCTTTTCAAGTTTTACTCCTAGCGATGGCGTCAATTTAAACCAGCTTTTTCTGGATGTCAACACATGGTTCCCATATTCTTTCATGTGTTGATAGAATTCACACCTTAACAGTGTTAAGGTGTAAACCCATGATCCAGCTTGAGCTACCCTACCCGCCGACCATCAACCACTATTGGGGACAGTACGGCAACCGCCGTTTCATAGGGAAGAAAGGCAAGCAGTTCAGGATAGATGTGGCAGAAGCATGCCTTGAGGCTGGAATACAGACCCTAGAAGGCCGTCTTTCGGTACACGTAGCCCTCTGGCCCCCGGATAGGCGGGCAAGGGACGTAGACAATGTTTTAAAGCCTTTGCTTGACGCTTGTGAGCATGCCGGCTGCTTTGTGAACGACAGCCAGATAGATGAGCTTCACATCATTCGGCAGGAGGTCCGCAAGGGCGGGGCCTGCACGATAGTCATCCTACCTATTTCCTGACTCTTTGGCCTGACCAACCCGCTCATTGAACCGGGTCATGATGTCAGTGATCCGCTTGTCGATGGCCTTGATGTCCTCTTTGGGGGCGTCCTTCTTGATCATCTCAGACTTCCGCCTGCGCAAAGCTTGAACCGTGCGCTCAACATTGTTGGCTGCGCCATACAGTCTGGCCTCGGGGTTTTCCCTAATATATTCATCTACAGGTTCCCGATTCTTGCGGCGCCCCTTGATCTCATTCTCATGCTCATTGATGAGTTTGATGTTTTCGTAAAACTTAGCGCTTTGGGCGGCCTGGCTTTTAGTCTCGCCAACAAACCGACCAACCAGCGGGATCTTATAGGTGGGCAGCTCTTCCCCTGTAACAGCAGCTGCTGCTGTCTGCTGGGCTTTTATAGCCTCCCGCCCAATACCACCAAACGCTTGGCCGATTAGGTAATCAATCTGGTCCGGAGTAGGACTGAACTTACCGGGCCGGAATTCGGTTCCGCCGCTCGCATAGTTAAAGAATTCGGAAAGCTTCTTGCTAACCCAGCTTGCTGTGTCCTTGGCCCTGGTGTATCCAGGAGTTGGATCAAGACTGGAGATATCTTTCTTGGCAATTGTTTTCCCTGTCCAATCTTTGTTCTCAATCAAAGCTACCACTGGATCAAAAGGCGTTGGGGCAAAAGTTTGCCAAGACCAACCGGCGTTACCCAGAGGGTTAAACATATCTAAAACTGCGCTAGTTATCTGAGCCACACGCTTTCCCGGATCTCTGAAATCATTCAATGCCCACTCGGTTGAAACCCTGGAAACAGTAGGAATGATGTTGAATCCAAGGGGCATGGGAATGGTGATGTATTTTCCATCTCCAGTTGGGATAACAATGTTTCGATCCTTGATGAAATCGGGCGGCTCATCCTCATCAAACCCGGCAGCGTCCAGCAACATGGCCTGAGCAAATCCAAGAATCAAACCACCAGCGAGAATTTTTTTGCCGGCCGGCCCACGAAGGGTCTGGTACATCCTGGCGGTGCCTTGTACTGAAGCGTTAAAGAACGCATACAAAGCACCAACTTGCCGAGCTACTTGACCCTTGCGGTTAAAGTTAACCGTCAAGTTCTTTGCTACGGAAGCGGCCTGCTGCTTGCTTAATCCCTGATCCAGCGCTGCCTTGTAAGCAGCCAGGCGGACTGCATTCTCCATCGTCTCGTTATAATCAGACAGCCAATCAAAAATTACACGAGCAGACTTTTTGGCTTTGCCCTCAGAAAGTTTTTTTAGCTCACTTGTTAGTGCATCACGACGCTCATCAGCTCGACTGAACTGATCACGGAATCCCGTTTGGCCACCTTCTTTTTGGAACTCATCCCACAAGCTAGACCACTTCCCAGATGGAGTGGCTTTCCCGTCCCGTCGCGCCCGCAGATCAGCGTAGATTCCGCGCAAGGCCGGCAACGTGTCAGCCATAACTTGCTTGGTCTTTCCTTTGATCGGAGTGTTTGTCAGATTAAGAGCTGCGCCTTGATAGTCACGTAAGAAGTTGATGGCACCAAAGATTGGGTTGTACTGCGTGTTAACCCTAGCAAAGTATCTGGTAACCACACCCAAAAACTCTAACGCTTGGCTGAGCTGGTCGGCATCCAGATTCTTAAGTGCAGTCGCCATGCGAATTGCACGGGGATCTTTTGTGTTAAAGAAAACAAACTTATCTTCGCCATTTACGCGAACAGATACAACATTCTCTGCGCCACGTAATGTCGGATTGATTCCATGAATAACCGAATTGGTCGTTGGATCAACGTATGACCGAGTCGGCTCTTTCATAATGTTGGCCGCATCAGCCGGATTAATTCCCATCGACTGCAACTGTTGAGCCGTCTTGAGAGGATCTTTGATGGCTTTGGGGTCTACCGCAAACCAGAAGTCAGTGTTTGGGTGTTGGACAGCTAAGCCATAAATTGCCTGAGATACACGGTTTTTTTCCGAACGGACAATTGCCCGCTCTCTTTGCATAGCGATATTGGCAAGGATGTCTACTACCTGGCGACTAGAGCCAGCAGCCCTCTTGCTGGTAGGGCCACGAACACTGAAGCCCTGGCCAATACCGCGACCAATATTGCTAACCTCATAGTCCATCTCTTCGCGGGCAAGAGGTATGTAGTTCTTGTAGGAATTTTCCCAGGCCTGAATTGTTGCAGGATCTTCAATACCGTTTTGAATCAGAGTCTGGCGTGTCTTGGCCGTGATGGCATCAACCTTCTTGGCTATTGACTCTAAGTCCTTGCGCTTTTGAGGAGGCAAAGCATCTAAATATTTATTAGCATCGTCAGTAAAAATCCCTGACCCGCCATCTGGCATAGCTGGATTTACTTTGGCGACCTGAATGTTCCGTTCTTCAGCATGGCGGTTGTGCAGATATTCTTCAACATCGGCAATCGTAAATTTTTTAGCATTAATCTCTTTAAGCAGCGGAGTAAGCTCTTTTTGTATAAAGTCATTCGTCTGCTTAGCTGTACGCCCGTGGTATAGCTCCTCTTGGAGATACGCATTCCAGCGATCCTGTAGCTTGCCTCTTGCCTCTTCAATGTTGGCGATAACCCGCTTGGTATCAACCATCTTGTCTTGCAGCCTGTAGATGACATCGTCGGTCTTCCTGTCATCTGGACGACCCCAACTCGGCTTGACTGGCTTCTGACCAAAGATATTCGTCCGAACATTTGGATAGATACCTGTGCCGGCTAGCATCTCTGTAGATACAAACTTGCCATCTGACTTAGACAGGCTGTCCAGCGCCCTGATAATCGGGGCATCAGACTTCATTCCAAGAGCGCTCTTAAGCTTTTGTACCAGCTCTGATAGCCAGCGTTTCAAAGCTCCAAGCCTGTCTCCGCGAACGTCATAACGTCCCTGCACAATCCCAGAGGCGTTAACCGCCCAAAACTCTGACGGATTTGCAAACTGGTAGTACTGATAATCAACCTTTCCGTCCTGGATCATTTTTGTAGCCAGATTAAACGGAGCTGCACTTCCAGTTTTATGATGCTCGTCCAACAGATCAAAGTAGGTGGTTAAATTTTCATCACCTTTTGCAGATTTTTTAGCTGCCCCATACTGAGCTGCCCATGACTTAACAATAGCGCTGCGTACCTTCTCCGGCATCATTCGCTCAAGATGGTGCAGGATTTCATGCACAGCCGTATCGGTCTTTGTGGAGCCGACAATCAGCTTAACAATGCGCGGCGTTGGCATGTATTGGCCGCTTGTACCTGTCTCTTCAGAGTTGCGAATTGAAATACCCAGGTCTTGAACTAGTGCTGGGTTTTGTTTCATAAACCATTCGGTCAGCTCTACCGTTTCCTCAGTCAAGGCACCATTACGCAAACCGTTGCGTAGGCGCTCGATGATGAAATCCATACCACGGACACGGTCTCTGATCGGCTTGGATGCTTTAGCTGCAAGCGTAACTGCACGGGCTGCTTGTACGCCAGCGGCAAATTCATTCGGTGTAATAACGCCCTTATCTAGGGATTTTGAAAGCCGATCAAACTCACGGGTGAATGATGGAGTAACTTCGTTTGCCTCCAGCATCGGGGCTGGAGTAGCTACCGTTACATCAAACAAGCTCTGTTGTACTGGAGGAGTAACAGGATTGGACTGTTGCTCCAGTTTGAATAGATCCCGCTCGTTGTCAGCAATCTTCTTGAGTTCTCTCTTTTCTAGCTCAGCAGCTTCTCTTTCCTGGCGGGCTACAGTTTCCTCAGCGGTCTCTGACTTAAGTTCTAGCTCTGGACGCTCAACTGCGGTTGCTTGCTCACGAAGTTTGTTGGCGTATGCAGTAGCCCCTTCTAGCGCTTTGTCGCCCTTGTATCGACGAATGCTGCCGTTTACGTATTGCTCAGCATCTGCGTCATACAGTCCTGCTCCATACCCATCAGACGTCTTAAATACATTTACCTTCATGCCGTCTGGAAGATCAGACGAAATAATATTTTTATCTTTCTTGCCGGATGGAACAACCTGTTTAAATTCAATCCCAGGTTTTGCCTTAAAGTATTGCTCAAACTCTTTAAACGATCTACCACTTAATACATCGTCTAATGTGCCATAAGCTTCTTGCTCTTGATAAAGTTTTCCGGTGCTGTCTAATCCGCGAGCAATGATTGCGCCAGTAGGTGATTTGATTTCCTGCCGGGGGCCAATGCCTTCCATAACATACTGTCGATACGAAAATCCGTTTGGCAACGCAGTCCAAGATACTTTGCGGTCATCATCGGTTTGAAATTGCTCTGGATTCTCCAGCATATCCCGGAGGCTGCGAACCGCCGCTACTTGCTCCGGCTCTCCCTCCGGAGTAATACGTTCTGTAATACCTCCAGTTGTGACGATTTCGGGAGCTGTTTCAGCAACTCTAGGGCCTTCTTCTGCTGCGATTTCGGCTGCAATTTCATTGGCTTTTTGTCTGATTTGTTCATCTGTTAACTCCCGTGCAAGGGCCTCTTCTATTTGTGCCAAGTCCATATTCAGCTTCTGCAATCTGATGTCTGTCTCAAATGTCAGATAGTTCTGATTTCGAATCTTGTCTTTGATGTACTCAACCGCTTCGGTTTCACGCCCAGGTGCCTTAAGTTCTGGATCAAGAAAGTCGTCTAGCTGGTTAGTGTTTGCTAACACATCAGCAATGTTCTCTCCTTCGCCACGCTTGGGCGACATACGGAATACCTTGGCAACGCCCGGCTCCGGGGAGATGTCAAATACTTCTGACTCACTAAGTCTGTTGCGCAACACGGTGGCCAGGCTTGGGCCTTTATCCCGCATGGCACGGCTAATATCTTTTTCTGCTGCCGCCTTCTCAGCTTTAAGTCCAGCAATTTCTTCCGGCTCTGGAGGCAGCTCCTCAGAAATGTATGGTCGAGTCTCGGTGGGGATTTCTGGCGGGGCTTCAAGTTCAGCTGCGGCTTCTGCCATCTGGCGCTGGGTTTCAGACAAACCGGGTACAGCCTCTGCCGCCTTGGGTTCTGGCATCAAGCCTAGCGCCTTGAGAGCCTCCTCTTCTGGTGCCATGCCCGGCTCAGTCGCCTCAATAGCCTGCTCTCTAGAAAGACGCTCCGGTGCAGACTCCACAGCCTGTTGCTTGAGATCTTCTTCTTTCTCTGGGGCCGGAGTTTCTTTACGACCGCTTAGAACTTCTCTAGTAGCCTGAACGCCACCGCCCAAGCCGCCACCAACGATGGCGCCTTCCAGCATCCGTTCGCCAAGTTCTTTTGGATCAACTCCTTTGATCGTGCCAGCGGTCTCACCCAGGTATGCGGCACCCTCTTCAACGGCCTCAGTTCCTCCCTGAACGCCTGTTTCTCTTGCTAATCTGCCAGTGCGACTTTGTGCCTCAGCGCCCTTGCCAAGACGTTTTGTAGCAAATCTTTCTAATGTTGCTTCTGTTATGGCCGCACCAGCTGCCGCTGTTACATCACCAACAGTAGCGTCATTTAGTGTCTTATTGTCATTCTTAACCCGCTCATCCAGGATTTCTTTGGTTCTTGCACCGATGTACGGGATAAACGCATACACCGCTGCTGCCATGTCCGGGGTGGATGTAATAACACGCTCAGCAATAAACGGAACCGCATTTAGTGGATTGTCAGCTAAATCGCTTAGCTTGGTGCTGGGGCTGTAACCAATATTCTTTTCAACGTCCCTTAGAGACCCAGCCAAGTTAAACAATGGTTGAAGTTGTTTTTCACTTTTAATCTGTTCGGGTGGAATGTTACTTAACGGAATCTTAGATTCCATAAAGTCACCAGCCCGTTCTGCCACCTCGGCAACTGCCTCTACCCCAGATGCAGTAAGACCAGCAGCCCTGCCCAATGCTCCCATCAAGGGATTTTTTGTCCCGCCTGGTGGGGCGCCTAGCCCAGGCATTTGTTGTACAACAGCCTGGTAAGCCTGAGCGTCATCTAACTCTACTGGCGACTCTACGCGAAAGGTTCCCTGTCCCGGGATGTCAATCCGGTAAACCGGCATGTTATTTCTCTCTGGTTACTTTGACGCCAGACGGGACCGTTACAGATGGCCCACCACTTGCACCACCAAGCCTCATCAACTCCTCAGCTCTTTGACGAATTTCATCCATTGATGCGCCCGGGCCAAGGCTTTGTATGGCCCTAGCAATTGCATCTTCCCTGGTCATAACCATACTAGCTTTGCCGCCAAGAAGGATCCGGTTTCTAAACTCTAGGTATCCTTCAACCGAAGGCGTTAAACCCTTCTCCCGAACGTAGTTGCGGTACATCGCTTGAATCTGTTCATCAGATGTGGGCTTGCCAACTTGGCGGGCATAGGACTCAGCCTGAACCCCTTGTGTCTCAGCAGTTGCCTGGGACTTGAGCAGGTTTGCACGATCTTCTGCAACCCTACGACGAGCATCTTCTTCGCGCTGGGTAGCAGCCTCGATGTCCTTAAGGTCACCGCGACGGATAGCGTCACGCTTAGACGCAGAAGCAAACTTAAGCTCTTCCATGTCCAGGTCTTGCTTATCCTTCAGAGCGCGTTGCTCCTCACGATACTTGGTCGAGGCAGCTACACCCGCAGCGCCTTGAGTACCAAACGTACCGCCACGGGGGCCAGCTGCAACGCCCTGGAGGAATCTGGTCAGTTCATTCATGGGCTGATCTGCCCGCTCGGCTTCGCGTCGAGCCTGTAGTGCTGCCAGGCGGCGATCCCGCTCATCCAGATATTCTTCGCTGATCCCTAATTGACGTTGACGCTGTTGCCGCTGGGCCAGTAGGTCTTCAAAAGATTTCTCTGGACGATCCGGGTAGACCTCATCTGGATTAACTTTTAAGAATTTAGACAACGCACCGAGGCCACGAGCCTGGCCAGGCGCACCCCTACCACCAAACATTTCGTCTAAATTGACAGGCGGTGGCGCAGGAGTTCTGGCTGCCGGCTGGGTTCTAATACCGCGATTCTGCTCTTCCGGGTATTGAGTTGGTTCTACAAAGCCAGGATCGGCGGGAGAATTATTAAACTGCTCTCTAGCCCGATTGATTGCATCAATCTTTTCCTGCTCTGTCATCTGTGTGTTGGCTTTCAGTGACTCTGCTACCGAAGCTAAGTACTCAGACAGGGTTTTACCGCTAACTCTTTTAACTGCGCCGCCACGCTCAAACGCCACAATCCCACCACCAGCATAGTCAGCACGGCGGATGTTGTCTGCGGGCAGACCAGCTACGCCAGGACGGCGCTGCTTCATAGCCTTGAGCATCATCAGCTTCTTGATCATCTCTGGGTTCATGGCCATGCCACCACCCTGATAATCCCTGGGAACCACGATGTCATCAATGAATCCACCGCCTGCTAACTGGGCTGGCTCAGAGGTTGTTGTGTTGGGTGCGGCCATAGGCATATTGGCCTGAATGCCTTGTTGCTGTTGGGCGGCTTGACGCTGACGGCTACCCTGAAGCGCCATGAGGCCGGTGGCCTGCTCGATCTGCTGCTTAACCGTGGGCGCTCCTTCCATCTCTTGGGCTTGCTCGGCAGCGGCTGACTCTTGCATTTTCTTACGGCGGTTCAGTTCGCCTAGAGCAAGGAACGGGGGAACCTGCGGATTAGCCCCGTTGGCATACTGCATGAGCGCCTGCATTGGTACATCTTTAAGACGCTCTTGAAGTTGAACAAGATTCATCATGACTGTCTTCCGATCTGTCCAAGAATTTTTAGAAGTTCTAAGGTGGTTCCAGCACCGCCTGCGGCAGACTGGAATGCGCTAGGCGCAGGCTGGTAGAAGCTAGCCGCGGCAATCGGCAGACCAGCAAGCATATTTCTTTGGAACTCAAGCTGTTCTCTCGGGTACTGAAGTTCGCGCAGGTATTGGTTGTAGTCTGCGGTCAGTCCAGCCTGCTCGATGTCACGCTGAGCTGCGCCCTGACGAGCCATCTCTTGGAGATTAGCCAGACCGTACTGAGCCTCTTGACCACCAGCTTGGGTCAGTGCTTGGGTTGCGGCAGTCTGAGCGGCAAGCCCACGAAGCCCTGCGTCAATGTCAGCCTGGCGTTGTTTCTGAGCCGTCTCAAAGGCACCTGCATATCCCTTACCAGTGATGTCTCCCAAAAGGGTCTGAAGGTTGCGCTGGGCCTCTGCCTCCATGATTGCCTGACGGGAGCCGCCATAAGCCCCTGCTTGAGCCATACGGCCTTGCATCTGGTTACGGGCAATCTCAGCCTGACGACTTGCCTCCCGGCGCTGGGGTTCTAAGACAGCCTCAAGGTACGGATTCATGTAAGACTGAACCGTGCCGACCGTTGGCATGTATTGTTGGCTGGTGCCAAATGTCTGCTGGGCCTGCTGCCCTGCCGTGGTCAGAGCCGTAGGTATAGTCAGCCCACCTATCCCCTGGAAGGCTTGCGTCTGTAGCGCAGACGGGCCGCTGGTTAATTGACCGGTATAGGGCTGATAAGGAAGCTCAGAAAATGCCTGAGCCTTACCGAGCATGTCGGTTACATACGGGCCAGCCCACGTTGATAGTGAGCCTTCTTGACCGCCTGTGGTTTCCATTGCGTCTGCCATATCAGTTCCTTACGCCGGGGTGTATTTCCGGGGGTTAATCTGTTTGCCCTGCTTGGTTGTTCCAGTCCGAGCCTTACGAATCTTTGCCATCATGTCATACAACACATCTGCCCCGGCATCGGAGTTACCGTTGCCAAGGTGCGATACCACATCTGCCGGGATCACAAACTCGCCATGACTGAGCCGGGCTGGCTGTTTGCCATCAATATCGGTCTTAATTTTATCGGCCATTCCATCTGTGCCACCACGCAGATACCGGGCTGGGCGTCCACCTGCCGACAGTCCCATTAGTCCACCTTGAGCTGCGCGTTGGAAGCTGACCCCACCTGTCAGAGACGGGATACCTGCGCCACCGGGACGACGACCTCCTGCTGTTGGAGCTGTCGGAGTTCCGCGAGTTGCGGTGTATTTAGGAATGCCGCCCTGATAACCAACCGGCCCTTTGGGTGCAGAGCCTTTGCTGAGCAATCCGAGCAGACCGCCAAGCAAAGCCATTAACATGGCGTTGTCTTTTGATATACCGGTTGTAGTAGTAGTTTTTGACTTAACGCATTGTTTACTTACTGGATCATAGGTATATCCCGTTGGACATTGTTTTGTGTCAGTTGTTGTAGCTTTCTTACACTGCTTAGTAGCGGCGTCATATACATAGCCTTCAGGACACTGAGTGCCATCGGGCTTTGTTCTGTCTTCATCCGTTCCTTTTGTCGCTGTGTCTTCGGTGCGACTACCTTGTCTGCCGTCAACCTCAAATGGATCAGTCCCAGTTGCGCCTTGATATACCTCGTCTGATACATCACCAAAGCCTTCAATACCTGGAATCCCCATAGAGCCTTGGTAAACTTCATCAGAAACATCTCCAAATCCTTCGATGCCGGGTATCCCCATTGATCCTTGGTATACCTCATCGGAAATATCACCAAACCCCTCGATGCCCGGAATGCCCATAGATCCCTGATAGACCGTATCCGAGATGTCACCAAAACCTTCTAGCCCAGGAATGCCCATCGACCCCTGATACACCTCGTCTGAAATATCGCCGAATCCATAGTTACCGGGCTGAGTTAAATCAACTAACGCTACATCTCCACCAGTAATTTCTGGGCCGATGTTAATGTCTGTAATATTGCCTAAATCTAAATTTCCAAGATCTACACCACCAAGATCTACACCACCAAGATCTAACCCACCAATATCAAAGTTAAGACCACCTAGATCTAAGCTACCAAGCCCTAAATCTCCAAGATTTATTCCGCCTAAATCAAATCCAAAATTTGGCAGGCTGCCAAGGTCAAGATCAAATCCGCCGTAATAGTCGTCGAACGCTAGATCTTCAAAACCACCTAAATCAAATCCGTAGTCGCCCATAGTTATGCCTGTATTGTTGGACTGCGCGTGTCATTTAAAATGTCACGAGTTTTAATAACATCTTTAAGTTCTTTGCTAAGTATGTTAGTTGCCATACCAGTTAAAGACTTAGTTGGGTCTTGACCCAAGATCGAACTTGAAATGATATTGGCTACTACATTTTTGTATTGCTCTGGAATTGCATCAGTAAAATCTAAACCAGCTTTGGTTGTCTGAAACACTCCAGAAGAAATTAATGCTCTAGTTGCTGCATCAACGGGATCTTGACCTGTCAAAGTTGCAATACCTGATGAAAGTATTGCGTTTGACCCAGCTTTGGTAATGAAGTTAGCCAAGGCTGTATTTGACTGGGCCAACGATGACACTAAATCAGTTTGAGCAATTTTTAGTTGAAGATCAGGGCCAAGAACTTTAGGAATGTAATTGCTTGCTAAGTAAGCCATTCCACCTGCCTTAATTGCGTCTTCAAGATCGCCACCAAGAGCTAAAGTTTGAGCGCCTTTCAGTGCTGCATAGACTGCTGGATTTCCTCCTGAAGCATAAGCAGCAATTTCTGCAACAAAAGGAATGCTTGCAATGCCTTGAGCTAAATCACCAAAGAATCCCCGAGTTGTGTTGGGATCATCAAAGTTAAAAGTTTTTAAAGTTTTAACCGGAATTAGCTTGTCACCAACCCGCTCATATAAAACTTGGGCGTGGTTGACACCACCACGACTTTGTCCAACACCAGTAATGCCGGCCCGATTTGCAACATCTTCATCCCAGTTATTGGCCCGACCGGTTACTATGTAAGTATTTTGTAATTTATCGTCAACTGCTTTAAACAGTGATGACGGAGTACCAAAACTTGCAGGATTTAATCCTAACTGTTGAGCGCCTTGGTTTAAGGCATTCATTGTTTCTTGATAGAGTTTGTAGTTTTCTCCACCGTTTGATCCACCGTCTTCAGTTACTTCAGTAGTGAAGAAATCAGATACTGGAACATTTGACATGAACTTCCGACCTGTTTCTGGGTCGGTTTGCTCAACGGTTACATATCCATTTCTTTCACCGCCAAGTTCATTTATTTTTTTCTGAATTCGATCAAATTCATTGATTTGATCTTCGGTAGCTTTGACACCTACTACTCCAGCTCCGTTAGCAATGTAACCAGCATACTTGCTACGCAAATCCCAACCTAACGAATCATCGCGTTCAGTGCCAGAACCATACCCAAAATAGTTATTACCACCAACGTAAGTTTTGTTGCCTAATAACCTATCTGCTTCGGTTGCACTAAGTATTGGAGCATCGTTGTAGTAACCGTACTGACCTGAATCTTTTGGTGATGCAACAATATTGTCTATTGGTTTATAAACCGTTAAAACATTTGGATTGTCTTGAAAAAACTTTGATCCTGGTGCGCGAGTAGCTGCATCAATTAATAACTTATCTTGTAAATCTTTTGTTAAGCCAGAGTTAATTAGTTCATTGTAAAATTCTTTGGCTTTTGAATCTGTTGATTTTCCAGCTATCAGGTCATCTCTAAGTTTTTTAGCATCTTCACTGGATACCCCATAAATATTTTGAGCCATCCGTGAAAGTCGATTGGCTTCTTGTAACTTATTTATAGGATTTTCTCTAATGGCTTTTTCAATTTCTTCAATACTTTGTGAAGAAAATTTTGTTGGATCAAATTGAGACGTTTGTACTCTTGTAAAGTCTCCTGGCTGTAATCCCAAATCTTTTTCAAGTTGTGCAATTTCTTGAGTGTTACCAAAAGTAGAACTAACAATATCGGATACACGGGTACCTAAACCAGCTTTACCTTGAGCAAGGTAATCTTCAATCGCCTTGATTGTTGGGATGTCTTGACCACCAACCGCCTGTTTAGCCGCAAGGATCTCTGCTGGGTCAACCCCGTATCGAGCAGCAGCTTGTGCAATTTTGACCGGATCTTGAATGTTGGCGTTGATGTAATCAACAATGTCTTGGTATCCAAAGCCGCTAGTTCCACGGAGAAACTCTTCTGGGGCGTAGATGTCTTTGCCTAAATATTTTTGAAGAGCTATGCGATCTTCAAGTGTCTTAGCTACAGGTATTGCAGCCTGGGCTAATGTGGATGTTAGGTCTTCAGGCTTTAATGCGCCTGACGCCAGCTGTTGTGTGAAATAATCAATACCCGCTGTATCGCCCGCACGGCCCAGCACATCTTGATAGGCTTGAGTTACGGCCTGTGTATTAAGACCGCTAAGTAGTTCTTTGGCTTTAGCAACATTAGATGCATAGGTTGGTTCAGTAACTCCGGTCGCGGCAGTTAAGAAGCTGCGTTGAAAATCTTCTGGCTTAATTGCCCCGGACTGAAGTTGCGACTGCCAATAGCTAGCACCAGGCTGATCCGGCGATGTGATGCCAACACTGCTATAAGCTTGATTAATTAAGTTTGCATAATCAGGAGCAGCTGGTGCAGCAGCAGAAGCAGCTGTTGGTAACGTTAACCCAGCGGCACCAACATCAAAACCAGGAAAGTATTGAGCAACGTCAGCCTGAGTCACGCCCATTTGATTGACGAGACTTTGCAACCCGGCATCACCGGATTGATATGCAGATGCAAGTTGGGCAGCCTGTTCAGCGGAAATAGCCATGCGCAATCCTAGAAGATTGGTTTGTGTTGCAAAACGCGCACGGCTGGGCTAAGGCCGGGATTAACCCTACAGATTGGTCGGGATTATATATCTGTACCATATCTGCGTCAAGCAGTGTTGTTAGTTACATCAATAGTTACAGAACCGATCCGGGTTGAACCAATTACCCCGATTGGCGTAATTTGAGTTTTTGCTGGTACCGGTGCGGATACATAGACGATGGCACCAATAGAAGCCGGAATAGCAGGTCGGGCGTATGGTGGTGCAGTTTGAGCTGCCTCGTAAATCATGTAGACACCCTCTACCGGGCCGACCGGGTCGTAAGCCGTATCAGTTGCCCAGTACAGGGCAAAGTCATCCCCAGCCTGGCACTCAAACATGATGGTCGAGTAAGCCAAAAGGTAAGACGGATCTCCAGCACTTTTACGGGCTGGGATGCTGAACTTGGTGGCCGACCGGGCTACATCAGCGTTATTGACCTGTAGCCACACCGTTACGTCGTGGATGGCGTTGTCGGTATTAACAAACTGAAGGCTGTAGTCGATCTTATAAACCCCGGCGTGGTCTGCCGTAGCCTGGTTGGAGGCTAGGGTAAACCCACGGATTTCCTCAACGGTATCCCACTCCACAATAGTCGGGTCGTCATCTGCATCGGCGTACTGATTTGCGTTACCAGATGCCCCGATATGGGGGTAGTTGATTTGATACCCAGCCCCGGTAAATAAGCTGGCGTTGACGTTTGCCCCGGTCAGCTGATTAAAGACGCCATTCCCACCTTGAATGCTGCCTCGCAACACTTGAGCTAACACATCGGTAAGCGTAGCGTTCAGTCCACTAAAGTTACCACCGGTAAACTGGTTGGCCGTAACCGTCCCAGCCGTTAGGCTTGGAAAATACCCCCCGTCGTTTAACAGGGCGATGATGGCATTGACCGTGGCGTCGTTGTTATCAAAGTAGAGACGGAGAATCTTGATCAGCTCGTTGCCGTAGGTCTGAGCATAATCTTGTGGCGGAAGCGGGAGGGTCGGCGCTGTATAGCGCTTGCTTATCGTCACCTACGTCCATCCGGTCTAATGTCGATACGAGGAGCGCCAAGCTGCCAGGTCACATCCAAAGTATTGGAGTCCACCCTGAAAATCAGTTGCCGCGCCCGAACCCTGGTGTAGACGATATTGGTAAATGCCTCAATCGGAACTGTCGCTGTCCGGGTAACTGCGGCCGAATTAGTCCCGCCCTCTGAAGCAGGGGTTGTAAACCCCGATCCAGATCCTTTCATTGGCTTTAGGGTAAATGTCGCACTTGGATTGCCAGCTCCAGATCCGTCAAAGGTGATATCCGGCAGCATCCTCCAGATAAACCCAAAGTTATGGCCGTCGTCAATGTCAAACTCTGATGACCCAATGTACGCCTCGATGGCTACCGGGGTGCCGGTCTCATTGTCATTTACACCGTTTTCATGTTCGACCAGGTTATAGGTGTAGGTCGCCGCTATTGGGAAGTCTTGAAGTCCACTGTCAAGCCACGCCGTCCTAGCCAACGTGCCGTAGTACCAAGCCTTCTCTAGGTAGTTGTAGATTACATACCGATCTACGGTTGTGGAGTTGGCGCTACAGTAGAACCACCATACCTCGGTAAATCCTTCGTTTGTCCCGGCAAAGATCTGTCCGGCCTGCTGTTGATTGATGTCATTAAATACATACCGCCGCAGATCGCATGACAGGGTTTGAACCCGACCATCGTAGAAGTAAAACTTGTCTATTCCCATCCAATACACAACGCCGGAGGCAAAGGCTACGGCATTTGGACTCTCAATGGAGATGTTGTCTGCCAGAAGCGTTGCTCCCCAGACGCCTGCCGATGGGCCTAGGTACTGGAGCGAGTAGACCGCTGAATCGGTAAATATAATAATCTCTTGGCGTGACTGAATAACAGTTACAATCTCAGACCCTGAAGACAGGCGCAGACTACCGGCCTGATTGGTTGCACTTGGCGTCCAGTTAACTGCGGATTCCTGATCAGACCAGCGAATCAGCATTGGGTCGATTCCAGCCGCTCCAATGTCATTACATCCAAACGCCATACAAAATCGGAAGATGTCTGACACGAATACTTTATTTACTATGGTCGGCACATCGGAGGCGCCCAACTTGCTGCTTAGCAAAACTCCACGGTTATTGGTAGTTCCAGCTGACGAATCCCAGTAATAAATAGGACTGCCGCGATAGGCAAAAATTAAGTCCTCACCAAAGTTAGATTGGCTCCAAAGCCTTAGCCCGGCTAGTGTGGTGGTACCAATACCCCAAGGCCCAGCGCCCCATTCTCCAGCGCCCCATCCAGATAACGGAACTTGAATAGCTGAACCTACAGGAATTTCATAAGCGCCAACAACTGCCGCTCCTCCGTTACCAGAGTCGCTAGCGTTTGAAGTTACCGGATTACCAGTTGTAGGATCTTTGGCTACTATCGTGTATGAGTTGGCATTAACTATGTTTGCAATTTGATAGTTTTGGTTTAATACCGCCGCAGTAATATTTCCACCTAGACTTACTGCCCCAGAAAAAGTTACAAAGTCATTAGTAGATGCGCCGTGGGCTGTATCGTTGACCGTAATAGTTGAGCTAAACGGAGGAGTTGTGACCGCTGAAAAAGTAACATCTCCGGCTGCGGTTGTCGCTCTTAGCGGGGTAATGTCGTAATAAGCGCCGCCTTGCTCAATGTAATACTTAAGATTAGTTCCAACAGAAATTAAGTTAGCAAACCCTAACGTAACCCAGTTAAAGAGTGACCGACATACCCCAAGGAATCTGTTAGCCGAGATCTGAGTCCAGCCACCAATCTTCTCTGGGCTACCCTGGCGGAAGCGAACTTTGTCGCACTCATACCACCCACCCTCGGTGGTGTACCGAGTGTTCTCGCGGTTGACCCCTGGTTTAAACAGTATCTTTTTTAACATGTTATCATCCTGCCATTAACAAGGAGATCACTATGTATGTTTATATTTGGAAAACACCAGACGCAATTCCGTTTTACGTTGGATTTTCTAA